GGACGATTTGCCTTCGATGATGGCGCGGTCGATCTCGTCGCGTTTCTCGTTGGGGCAGACCTGGCAGACCATCATTCTGGCATCTCGACTGTCTCAACTCCGCGGCTCCGAATCCAGAACGCAGCGGCAATAAGCAGCACGGCGGCGAGCGCGGTCAGCAGCGTGGCGGGTTGCTCGTACCAGTGCGTGACAGGGGTCGCGTGCGGCATGAATCGAATCTGCGTGTAGATCGGGTACGCCTTCGTGGTGTCGGCGATGAAGTAGATCGAGTCCATCGTCACGCTACCACCGCTCCTCGCCGTTAAGGACGCGGCAGATGCGATCGGCGATGCCCCGGCTCAAGTAATCGACGCCCACCTCGATTCCATTCGGACCCATGATCTTCGCGGTCAACTCGTAGTACTCCACCCGCCAGGGTTTCATCAGCGGAGCGATGGCACCGTGAAGGCGATTCACCTCCGGCCACCCTGTCACCTTGTCGGCGGTAGCAAACCACTCCCGCAGCGCCCGCTCCTGCTCGTCGTTGAGCGTCAGGCTCATGCTTCCGCCTGCACGACAGCCAACCCTGCGCGGCGGGCTGCGATCTCGCAGTATTTCTCTTCCTCGACGCCGATGGCGCGTCTGCCCAGGTCCTTGGCTGCCCTGAGCGTGGTGCCCGAGCCCATGAACGGGTCGAGCACGACGTCGCCTTTGGCGGTGTGGAGCCTCACGAAGACGGCCATGAGGTCCAGGGGCTTAGGGGTGGGGTGTTGGTCGGCCTCGGGCTTGGCGAGGCGGATGACGTTGGGTTCGAAGCCGTTGCCGTACCACTTGCTCGGGCCTCCCTTCTTTTCGCCGACGAGGATGGTTTCGTAGGTGCGGCGGTAGTGCCAGCCGATTCCGATGCCCTTGTCCCAGATGATCATCTGCTTGAATCCGAGGAGTTCGTCGAGCCACAAGGACCAGCGTGCGAATTGTGGATCGGGTCCGCCACCGCCGCAGCAGCAGCAGCAGGCGCAGCCGCCGCGGACGAGCAGGCGGTTGGCTTCGTTAAACATCCAGCGAACCAGGGTGTCGGCCTCGGCGCCGTCGTTGGCGATGGGGCGGGTGCGGGCGCTGTCGACGGTCTTGGCGTGGCCCAGGGCGACTTCGAGGTTCTCGTTCAGGTCGCCGTCGAGGTTGTTGTGGCCGTAGGGTGGGTCGGTGAGGATCAGGTCGATGCTGTTGTCTGGGAGGGATGCGAGGACGGACTGGCAGTCGCCATGAAATATGCGAATTCCAGCGTGGTCGTAGTACGGTTTCACGGCTCTAGGCCGATCTTGTGGGCGTTGGTGAGCATGAGGCGGTCGATTTCGATGCGTTCGCGTTGGCAGGCGAGGCAGTGGTCTGGGCAGCCGGGTGGGCCGCCGAGGTGTTGGTGTTCGGAGAATGGGAGGGCCTTGCGGCGGACCTCGGCGCGTGCCCTGCCGGCGCGGCGGTTGGCTTCTCGGGCTGTGTAGTCGGTCATGGGTGGTGGATCATGGTTTGATTCTGGCACCGAGACCAGCGAAATATTCCTCGTCCGGTGGTCCGTCTTTCCGCCTTCCAGGCGCGATAGCGACGGGACCCTGGACGCCGACAGGCGTCGGGTCTGGAATCCCGTTGCTGGAGCCAGATGCTAGGCTAGGGTCAGAGTCTTTTTCTTTGTCTTTAACGGCAGAGGCAGAGGCAGAGGCAAGGGGTGGAAGACCCGTGGACGGTGACGTGGGCACGTACCTGCCTTTGGAATCGCGCGCCCCGTTTGACCTTAGCCACCCCCCCTGGACCGACCGCTGGAAGCGTTTTCGTTGAGCCGCCCTTTCGCCACGGAGCCGGTCTTGGACGTACCCACGGTCGGTGTGACGGAAGGCCGCAAGGACTTCATTCTCGACCTCGCGCCACTGGTCTGGCGCCATTCCGGCGAGGGCGGCCAGCAACGAACGGTCGTCCGGCAAGGCGCCGGGATCGTCCGATAGCCAGGCATGACACAGGAGGAACAGGTAGGCGCCGCGGCCGGCCGGTGTCATGGCCAGGACGGTGCGGCTGGTCAGCAGGTCGCGGGGGTAGAGCTGGAAAGAGGGCGGGCGTCCATCCGAGGACATGGGGCAAGGCTCCGGGTGCTGGCCGTGGGCATGCCCGGAATCCGACGGTGCGCTGGCGCACCAGCCATCCCCCGCGTCACGGGGGCCGGAGGCGTTGTCGAGAAGCAGCAACACCGCCGGACTCCAGACCTTCTCGACGCCCGTAGGGTAGCACATCGAAGGCCCTACGTCAAGCCGCCTTGGCCCTCGCCCGCCTGCGCCGCTGGTACGCCGTGGCCCACTGGCGCCGGCACTTGAGGCACTTGGCCGAGCCGTGGATGAACTCCCCGCGTGGTCTGGACTTCCGGCAACGCGAGCAGCGGATCGTGGCCGTGGGCTGCTTGTCGCAGCTCTCGATCCGATGGCCCAGCCCACGGCATTTCCAGCAGCGCCCTGCCATGCGTGCAGCCTACCGCGTCACGGGGCCACAGCGCAAGGCCCAAACAAGGACCTTGACAAACGCGGGGCGCTTGTGTAGGATGGTCGCGTGGCGCCCGGATCGTCCGGCCCCGCCCGCCTAGAAAGGAACCCCGAATGCCCGAAGTTCTCGTCGGAGTCAACGAGGCCGCCTCTCTCGCGGGCCTCAGGCGCAACTCGATCTACCATTACATTTACGACCGCGGCCTGCCGGTGGCGAAGCGCACCATCCGCGGACACCTGCTGTTCAGCCCCGCAGCGATAGGCAAGTGGCGGGCGGAGTTCAACGCGAAACCGCCCAGGCACACCATCAGCGAGGCGAACAAGAAGAAGATGATCGAGGCCCGGCGCAAGTCGCAGGAGGCGAAGCGCCGGGATAAGTGGAACGAGACGATGGCCGTGGCGGTGGGCGCGGAGCCGAGCGAGCACAAGAAGTCCACCGCCCCCACGCGGCCGTCGCGGCGTGGGAAGAAGCGCGGCAAGGTCGAAAACCACCCGGCCAAGGAGTGCGGGCGGTGGGAGGAGAAGGGTTGATCTGGCCGTGGCATCGGCACGCCTGGGAGCCGAAGGCGGTCCACTACTTTCAGAGAAGTTGGGATGGCGAGAGAGGGGTGACGCGCACCAACCTGCTCGAATGTTGCCGGTGCGGAGCACGGCGCCAAACCGAGTGGATGGGAATGTTCACGCTGGATCATTTCAAGCCCACCCCGAAGCCCGCGAGGGAGTTGGTAGAAGATCTCATCCGCAAAGGGTCCATCCAAGGAGGTCCGAGATGACGAAGCTCGCAGAGCACGCAGCGATGGCGGCAGAGGCAGGGTTCACGGCGGCGGCGGCGCAGGCGGAGGCCGTGGCGGATCGCGCCGGGCGGCTGGCCCGCGCGTACGAGCACTACCGATTCGTGAAGGCGGAGAAGATCGCGGAGTTCAACCTGCGCCTCTACAACGAGACGCTTCGGCGCACCGGCCAAGCGGGGCGCAACATGAACGATCACTACGACAAGCTCTCGTTCACGCCGGTCGAGAAGTACGCCACGCTCCCACCGGCCGACGTGCTCGCCAAGGTCAAGGAGGCCGCCGGTGCTCGGATTTTTGACACGATGGAGGTCGCGAAGATCGAGTCGGTCGTCGAGTACAAGGACCCCATCGTCTTCGGAAGAATCGAGGGATGCACCGACAGGTTTTTTGTGGCGCAGTGGGGGTCGGACGTTCAGATTACCGATCTCCTGGGAGAGCACGATGGCTAGACCAGCACCGGACCCAGTACCGGACTACAACGCCAAGGCGCCGGTGCTGGACGATCTTCTCGCGGGGTTGGAGACGGCTCCGCGAGAACGGGCCAACGAGTTCCTGGGCCAGTCGACGAAGCGCAAGGCGGTGCTTCAGCAGGCGCTGCATCCGAATGTCGAAGTCACGCACGCAGATGAGCCGATGTCTCAACGCGATATGATCCGCGCGTTGCAGCGCGAGCAGGAGATGATGCGCGAGTACCAGCATCGAGAGCGGCAGATGGAGATTCGCCGGAGCCCGTTCTACATGGGGCAAACGCTGGGATCGTCAACCGGAACGAGTCTCACGGCGCCGCCGCCAGAGGACGACATTCCGTTCTAGCGCATTGCGGATTGCGAGTTGCGAGATTGCAGGGTCCCCGCGAGGGGGGGAAGCCGCGGCCGTAAGTCCAACAGGAACGCATGGCGCAAGCCTTGCACCTGTTGGCTGGTACGCGGCGACGGTGCCGCCCGAAAGCGGAGGACCAGATGAAGCGAATCGTCAGCCTGACGCCCGGAACCAAGGGCTGGATCGTGACGCTCGAATGCGGCCACACGCGACACTTCTACTCGTACCCGAGCGCGTCGCAGGCGCGGTGCTGGGTTTGTCCGGCGGAAGCCGAAGCGCAGAAGACGGGTGCCAAATGACAGGCATCTACGAGTGCATGACCCGCGGGTGCGCCGAGCGGGAGAAGAAGGTCGAGCGCCCCTACGACCCGATGTGGCCGCTGGAGCGGAGGCAGCGCAACTGCCCGTCCTGCCGCAAGCGGATGCTGCTCGTCACCATCAAGCGCGAGATGACCGAGGCCGCGAAGCAGCGCCTGCGCCAACTCGCCAAGGAGCGTGCCCAATGACCGCGGCCCTCGTTGAGTTCCGGTGGTCCTGCTGCCTGTGCGCGAAGCCGGACCAGCCCATCGTCCGCACACGGCAGGGCAGGGCGGCGATCTGCGAGGATTGCCTCAGGACCGTCGAGCCCGACGCGCTCCACCCCGACGCCTGCACCTGTGGCCGGGGCCACGCGCCGGGCATCGGATGCAGCGACGAGAATCACGCGGAGGACCGATGACCCGCCTCCTGCGGTGGCTGTTCTGGTGGCCGGAGGGGACGTTCACCGGCGCGGGCAAGTGGCACTACTAACCGGGCACGGACGCCGCAACCCGGAGGAATGAGATGCCGAAGTACGCAGTCTCCGAAGCAGCGGTGAAGCTACTGCGCCGCGTCAAGCGACACATCCTCGCCGAGCCCAAGCGGCTCGACATGAATCAGTGGGTCAAGCCGTCGCGCCAATCTCCGTGCGGCACGGCGGCATGTATCGCCGGATGGACGGTGTTGTTGAGCGGCCCCGAGGAGAAGATCGCCGAAGTATCCAAGACCCGAACGCTTTATGAAGCCAACGAGGCCGCAATCGGCGGGTTCGGTGTGGGTATCGGGGAGAGGGCTCGGCAGCTGCTCGGGCTGACCTATGAACAGAGCGTCCGGCTGTTCCATGTGAAAGCGGCGTGGGTTAACGGTGTGTGGCCGACAGAGTTCGCACGCCGATACACCAGCACCAAGACCACCAAGGCCGAGAAGGCGAAGGTCGCCGCCGAGCGCATCGATCACTTCATTCGGACGGGGGAGTGATGGCCAGGAGAACGCTGAAGGAACTCATCGAGTTGCACGAGGCGAAGGCGCGGGACGCCGAGCGCAAGGCGGAAGCGTGGGCTGCGAAGTCCAAGGTCGCCCGCAACCGCGCCGAGGCGCTGAAGGCGCAGGTCAAAGAGGCGGCCGAGTGACCGAGCCCGAAATCACCCAGACCCCGCTGCCGTGGGAGCGCGTCGAGGACCACGAGGACGCGCCGGAGATACCGACCACGCCGATGGTCCCGAGCATGGGCGCTCAGGAGATCGACGTTGGCTCCCTGTTCCGGCTGGCGCTCGCCAACGGCGCAGGGTCGGTCGACGCCCTGGACAAGCTGCTGGAGCTGCACGACCGGGTGCAGCGGCGCCACGCCGAGCTGGAGTTTGCGCGGGCGTTCGTGGCGTTCCAAGAGCAGGTCCCGCCGATCCCGAGAAACACCCACGTCGAGTTCGCCACCAAGGACGGCCGCAAGGTGAGCTTCGACAGCGCCAACTTCGAGACGATCATGGAGTTCACGAAGGAGGCGAGGAAGCAGAACGGATTCAGCGTCGGGTTCGACATGAAGGTCGATGGGGCGCTCGTGGTGGCCACCTGCTACCTGCGCCACCGCGACGGGCACTCCACATCCAACACCGCCAGCGTCCCGTGGGCCAGCACCAATCCGGGCATGAGCGACCAGCAGAAGTACGCCGCGGCGCTCACGTTCTGCAAGCGCATCGCGCTCACGGCGGTGTTGGGGCTGTCGCTCACCGATCCCGAGGGCGAGGACCAAGACCAGACCACCATCACCGAGAAACAGGCCGCGACGCTGGAGGCGCTGATCGAGGAGGTCGGCCAGGACAAGGCGGCGTTCCTCAAGTGGCAGGGGGTCGAGCGAATCGCGGACGTTCTGGCGAGGCGGTACGAGCGGGCGGTGCATGCGCTCGAAGCCAAGAGGAAGCAATGAAGTCCGTCCAACGCGAGCGGCGTTACTCCGGCTACGTCGGCGCGAGGTTCGGATCGCTTATGCTTATCGGTTTCTCCAGCAGTGCTGGGGACGGAGGGCGCATCATCGGCGTGTTCGCGTGCGATTGTGGAAGAAACAAGGAATGGGCAGTCGGCCGAGTCGTTCGTGGATATAGAACCCACTGCGGCTGCCAAACAGACCACGGCACCCACCGAACCCACGGCATGCGGTACTCGCGAGAATACGCAGCCTGGGTCGGGATGAAAAACCGATGTACGAACGTTCGCGACAAGGACTACCAGCGCTGGGGCGGGCGGGGCGTGACGGTTTGCCGAGAATGGTTGCAGTCGTTCGACTCCTTCTACCAACATCTTGGCAACCGCCCCACTGGCCATTCCCTGGACCGCATCGACAACAACAAGGGCTATGAGCCCGGAAACGTTAGGTGGGCCACCCCAAGAGAACAGGCCTCAAACCGCCGGGATGTCTGGGCGGTCCGCATAGGAGGAACCGAATACGGTTCGGTCGCCGAGGCGGCGAGGGCGCACGGGGTTTCGGAGACAACGGTTGTTCGTTGGTGCGGTGGTTGCGCGGATCGAACACCAAGGAACGGCTGCTCTCGCGCGAGGAGATACGCATGAAAATCATTCCATGCAATCAAGGGGATGCTGTCTGGCACCGCAGCCGCTTGGGTCTGCCGACCGCCAGCGAGTTCTCGCGCATCCTCACCCCCACCGGCAAGCCATCCGCCCAGGTGGACGGCTACATGCACGCCCTAATCGCCGAGCGCATCTTGGACGCCCCGATAGACTCCGGGGAAACCCCGTGGATGCTCCGCGGGTCGGATCTGGAGGACGAGGCCATCGCCTACTACGTGTTCGCCCGCGAGATGGCCTGCTCGACGGTCGGATTCTGCACCACCGACAGCGGCACCGTGGGATGCTCGCCCGACCGGCTGGTCGGCGAGGATGGCGGCCTGGAGATCAAGTGCCCGTCCGCCGCGGTCCATGTCGGATACTTGCTCGACAACCTGCCGAGGAAGTTCTGGCCCCAGGTGCAGGGATGCATGATGGTTACGGGGAGAAAGTGGTGGGACCTGTTGTCCTACAACCCCGAGCTACCCCCTGCGCTGGTACGCATCGAGCGAGACGAGGACTACATCGCCGTGCTGGGCAAGGCGGTCGCGGAGCTGGTGACGAGACTGGACCAGGGCGAGGCGTTCGTGCGCGGGCTGATGCGGAGGGCGGCGTGACGGTCGCGGTGGTCGGGAGCCGGGGATACAGCATGCTCGGCGACGTGATCGAGGCGGTCGCTGCTCTGCCGCCAGGAACCACCGTCGTCTCGGGCGGCGCTCGCGGGGTGGATCGGACTGCTTGGGAAACCGCAACCAAGTCCATGCACCTGCGAACGGAAGTCATCTCTCCCGACTACGCCAAGCATGGCCCGAAGCTGGCCCCGCTCATCCGAAACCGAGAGATCGCCGAGCGCTGCGACCGCATGATCGCCTTCTGGAATCCGCCGAGCGGCGGCACGGCCAACGCCATCGCATGGGCCGTCGCCCTCGGGAAACCAGTCGAGGTTCATCTTGCTCCAGACGGGTCGGGGGAGTAGGTGCCAAAACGGGGGGCGCCGAAACCCCGGCCCGCAAAGGTGCCCGCCATGAGGAAGCCGAAGGTTGTCGTGGCCTGGGTGGTGTGGGACAAGCGCGAGAACATTCCCGCCGTGTCCTATAAGACCAGAAGGGGTGCGCGAACCGGGTGCATGGTTCTGTGCCTTGAGCCGGGCCGCTTCGTCGTGGTCCGCTGCCAAGGAGAGATGACCCAATGAGAACGTGCTCGATGGCTGGATGCAGCAAGTTGGAAGCCTGCGGCGTCGGGCCGATGAATGAGCCGATGTGTCAGGAGCACTTCGAGGCGTGGCTCAAAGGTCATCGGAGCACGCTCGATGCATTCCGCTCGCTGCTGTCTACCGAGCCCACGCCATGACGTTGACGCCGGAGCAGATGGACGCGCTCGCCGAGAAGGCGCGCAAGGCTACGCCGGGACCGTGGTACGTAGTCGGGCCTCCGTGGAACAACGAAGTGCCGTGGATCAACGCCGGAAGCGATGACCCGCACCGCTATCTGCCCGTCTGCGACTTCGACGCACGCCTTGATGCGGAAACCGACGTTGAGGTTCGTGACGACCGAAGTGTGCATAGCGACGCCGCCTTCATCGCCGCCTGCTCGCCGGACGTGATCCTCGCGCTCGTCCAGCAAGTGCGCGACGCGGAGCGGGAGAGGGACGGGATGCGCGAGTACCTGCACGACATCTGCGATGCCTACGAGGGATTCAACAAGTCGTCGGAGCTGCCCGACCACAAAGAAGATGGTGACGAGCGAGAGCAACGCGACGGGCGGGCGGGCGAGTTTTGGAACGACCTGGAAGAAGCCATCGAGCGAGCCAGCGGAGCGAGGCAGGAGCCATGAGAAGGATCGTATGCTGGCTGTTCGGGCATGTTCTCGGGCCGCCGCGCTGGTTGTCGGCGCAGGCTTCTAGGCGCGAGTGCGGCCGGTGCGGCCGGTCGTTTTGCTGCAAGGAACGAGGCGAATATGTCGGGGCGCTGCTGCCTTGGGACGCGGAGTGCGAACGATTCTACGGCAACTTCGGACTCAGGCGCGGTGCGCCCGCGAGCGCCGGACCCCATGACGAATCGGCGGCTAGGATCAGGGGATGAAAGTTGAGACGGGGGACCGAGCCACCAACAGGCTCTACGCCGCCATTATCGCCTACATTGAGAAGAATCACGGGTCGGTGGTGGTGATCGGCGGTATTGAGATTCAGGAATGGACCGGCCAGCTAGAGTTCAACAATCAATCGGCCATACTCCACTACACCGTTGGCGTCAAGGTTGAAGGACGGCGGCCAATGTTTGATAAGCCGACCGAGGGAGGCCCCGGTGCCTGACATCCGGCACGAAGTTGAGGCAGACGCATGGCTGCTAAAGCGATTCGACGATGATGTCTGCGAAGAATGTGGTCCCAGCCTCGCCGCGAAGTTCGAGGAGATCGAGCGCGCCGCCACGGAGCCGCAAACGACCACCGTTCTTCACGCGCTGGCTGCGCGAGACTCGGCACTGGAGCGCGCCGAGGCCGCCGAGCGGGAGAGGGACGCGCTTGGTGCGGCACTCGCGCAGTGGGCATTAGACCGAGACGATGGCGGGCTGCTGTCTATTTTGCAGCACCTAAGCGCCGCACCAGTCAGCGCCGAGCGCGCTCATGGGTGGATTCTGTCAGCGGATAGGATCAACCAGTACACGGGCAACCGCTGTGCCTCCTACCTAATCGACGCTGCAAGGAGCCTGTTGGATTGGAGGCAGCTAGCCACGACGCTCCAGCATGAACGCAACGAACTTTCCACCGCCCGCGACGCCGCCCTGGCGATGGCCGCGCGGCTGGGGAGGTCGCTCGGTTTCGCGGTGTCTGGCTGGCGCTCAGGAGAGCGTCCCGACTGCGGCTGCGAAGGATGCCGAGAGATGGACGCCGCCCTGTCCGCATCCTCGGACGCCGACGGATGGCTCAGACGCCGCGATGCCCAGATACTGAAGCTCGTGATGGATGGCGCGGCCGAACTGTTCCCAAAGCATATCTCTGGCGAGAGCCTAGAGAAGATCATGGCGACTCTCTCGGGGCTGTGTGCTCATGGCGATCTGACTGAGGAACAGATGGAGTGGGGGCGCAGCGTCGCAGCTTCGATAGACAAGGGGCGGATAACCTCGTGAACTGGCTATGTTTCCTGTTCGGATGCCGTCGAGTAGCGGACCCAGAAGCGCCCGAAATCAGCAGCAACGACCCGACCATCGTCAATCCCAGGGCAATGGTCTGTGGCCGCTGCGGCCAGCATTGGATCGTTGCCGACGCCCGCCCCGCTGCGGGCACCGAGGGAGAGAAAGGAGACGATAGTCATGGGGTTTCTAGGTAGACTGAGAACACTCTGGCGGGCACGGAAGTACCCCGCCACCCGCAGAGAGCTGACCGCGAAGCTGGTGCTGTCCTACCTGTTTCTCAACAAGGGGGCCACCGCATGACCCGTCTCGCTTTCGTCGCCGCACTCGTGCTGCTCGCCTCAACGTCCTTCGCCGGAGAGCCCAAGATCAGCGTTGAGGGGGAGTGGCAGAAGCCCGTACGTCGCCCCGAGCTGTCCCGCGCCGCGCAGATGTATGGCGAGCCCAAGATCACCGTCGGGGACATCAAGCCCGCCCGCAGGCCGGAGCTGACGCGCTGGTTCCTGTGGTTGCGGACGTTCTGAACGCCTAGATCTCCTGCTCGTGCTGTCCGATGCGGACCTTGGGGCGGTAGCGGTTAGCCTTCGCCGCCCGCCTCACGGCCTCCATCGACGAGTCGGAGTATCCCTTGTCGTTGATGTAGGCGCTGGCCGAGTCCTGAAACCGCTTCTCGTTGCGGGCGAACTCCGCGGCTCGGGCGTTGTGCCGGTCCACGGACGAGTTGCCGATCTTACGGGCCACGCTTGCCCCCCTTCTTCGCTCGCCGCTGGACGGCGTAGCCGATGGCGACCGCCTGGGACGGCTTTTTCCCCGCAGCGATCTCGCGCTCGATGTTCACCTGCCGCGCCTTCTTGGAAGCGGACTTGATGAGCGGCATGGCTACGCTCCGTCTGCGGCCACCTGGGCCGCCACCGACGCCACGGCTGCCGCCGCCACGGTCCCGCCGCGGGCGTTTACGGCATCCTTCGCCATCGCCGTGATCTGGGCCGCACTCAGGGCCGCGGCGGTGGCCGGCGTCTTGTCGTCCCCGATCCGCTTCTGATTCTTCCGGTACGCGGCGGCCCGCACTTCGACCTCCTTCACGCCCTCGCCGAGCACGGTGTTCATCTCGGAGAAACGGTCGATCTTCTTTTCGGGCGGTGTGGTTTTGGTTGCGGGCGCGGGCGTGGGGGCGTGTGTGGGTGCTGGCGTTGGGTTGGTCATGTCGTCTCCTTGGGTTATCCGCCCGACACGTCGCCGGGGTGGAATCGTGGCTTCAGCCCTTCTTTCGGCAGCGCCTTCAGTTCTCCCACCACGGTGAAGCCGAGCTGAGTGAGTCCCTGAAAGTCCATGATGGAATCGAGCATGGCGATCTGCTTGTCCAGCTCGACGATTCGCTCGGCCATCACCTCGGCAAGGTCTGGGAACTGGTCCCGCATCTGTACCATGGCGGCCCGAGCCGTCACCATTCCGGCCCGCACCTCCGCGAGTCGACCCATGAGTTGTGCTAATGAAAATCCCGTCATAGGACCCCCGGACTAGTAGTGGACCGGCACGACGGCCGTGTTGTTCGACCGCGCGATCTTGAAGACGTACACCAGCGAGGCGCTGAAGCACTGCCGCCCGGTGTCGAATCCGTAGGCCGACGTGGCGCCCAGGATGAACGGCTTGGCATCAAACAACCGCCAGCCGATGCCGCCCTTGCCCGCCCACTCGTCCAGGCCGTCGCTTTCGTATCGGGTGAAGTACCGGCCCGCACCGACCCAGACGTTGAAGTTCTCGTCGTCGGGGTTGCTTGCCGTGATCCGGGCATCGACCTGAGAGCGTGCGTAGGCGTCCTGAAAGCCGTAGGCCACGCCTCCGGTCAGAGAGACGTGCGGCGTCAGGCTGAACGCCACATTGCCCACGGCCTCGACCTGGCTGTCGTTGGGAAGGCCGCCCCGAGAGAGCCACCGCCCCTGACCACCCACTGAAAAGCTGGTGGCCGACCAGGGGGAGTCTCCGGCATGGCATGTCGGAGGGTCGAAGAAGAACCCAACGGCCAGTAGAATGAGGACGGCGAGCAGCGCTCGCATCGTCCATCGGTCAACGGTTCGCTCATTCATTTGTGGATCTCCTTGTTCGGGTCAGTGACGGGCACCCAAGGAGAGGCGGCGATTGCCGTGCGCTCTTCAGGGTTGGCCCCGGCGGCGGCCTTCTTGTAGGCCCCGTACGCGGTACCGAACATGGCCCCTACGGTAATCAGAATCCAGTAGGCCCCCTCGCGCGCGACGGTCTTGAAGTCCGCCTCGTTCGGGGCTGCGAGCCAGACGAAGAAGCAGCATACGGCGACGGTGGACGGCACCAGAACCTTGGCCGGGACAGCGTTGCCGCGCAACACCTGGACAATATACCCGAGCGGGATCGCGATGAGCTTCAGCCATTCGTTCATGGCGCTACCACCGTGGTGTCGGGGACGGCCGCGGCGCTGTCCGAGGCCGACTGATTGGCCTCGTCCGCCGCTTTGTCGGCGCAGCCGGCCAGACACGCCAGCAGCGCCAGTCCTGCGATGATTCGCATGAGACCTCCAGGGTCGGCGGCGAGCACGAGGCCCGCCGCCTTCCGGGTGGACTTACTCGACCGGCAGGTCGCTGACCGGCTGACCGACCGAGGGGTTCTGGCTCCGCGCCACGCCAGGGGCGTAGGTGATCTGGAAATCGACATCCTCGTACCCGGTGCGCTTGGAGAACACCGAGCCCGTCCCCGACTCGCCGGGCGTCAGCGCCCAGCAGTTGAAGTGGCCGGGGCACGTCACGACGCCATTGGCGCCATCATCGAAGTCGAAGTTCTCGCTGGGAACCTCGATTCCAATCGACGGGTCGGTGGAAGTCCATCCCTGGCTGGCACCGACATCGACCGTCCCATCGGCCTTGCGCGGCATCGTGGACAGCAACACCTTCTCGACATCCAACAGATTCGGGACCTTGACAACCACGGTCTGCCCCCTTCCAAATACTGCGGAAATGAACGGCGCCTGACTCGGTGGCCCGGCGCATGGGTGAGCACTCTCTAGTGATTCGGCAACGTGCTCGATTGCCTGGTGTAGCACACACAGCTCTTTGACGACGTTCTCCAGCTCCTGGACGATGCGCCGTCCGTGATCCTCGCCTCGCGGCGGTCCTCGTTTCCCTCGATCCATTCGACCTCCTACTTTTTCGCCACCAAGTTCCACAGCCAAGCCCCGGCAGCCGCCGCTGCGGCGTACCACATCAGGTTCGGAATGACCGCCCGCCCTGCTCCTTCTCGCCCAGCCCCCTCCAGCGCCTTGAGCCTAAGGTCTGTCGCCTTTTCGTTGGACTCAATCTTGGCGAACACCTTGTCGACATCCGCTCGTGCCTGCACCTGCGACTGCGTGTGGTCTACGATTTCGGCGATGCGCTTATGCTCTCCGTTCAGTTCTCCGAGCCGCCGCTTGAACTCTTCGTCTTGGTTGTCCACCCGCGCGGTGAGCGCCCGGTGCTTCTCTTCGAGCCGCGCGAGTCGTTCGCGCTGGCTCATGCCGTATCGGGCTCATGGTAAAACCACGTCACATTCTGCGGCAGGGACTTGTCAACGTCTACATGAACCAGCTTCCCGGACAGGTCCACGCCGATGCGAACGAAACCCAGCCGTGCTGCGAGGATGGCGAGCTTGATCGCGATCTGGAGGTTGGGCGTCTCCAGGTCCGCCGCGAGCCCTCGCGTGTGGGCGCTGTTCTGAACCCCACCGACCACGGCGTTTCGGCTCTCGGTTCGATAGCCGCTGGTGATGTGGAGCGGGAACCCCCACTCCGACCTCAGGTAGTCGAGCATCGACACCAGTTCGTACTGCATGTGGGCGAATCCAGAACCGGGCGAGTCCTTGGAATCGAACTCGGCCGGCTTGAAAAACTCGATGCGCGCCCACTCTTCCGCAGTCATTTGTGCTCCGCCTTCCACTTCGCAAGCACCTCGTCCAGGTGGTCCTCGAACGCCACGGCCGCAGTCGCGTACCCCGGCGGCAGGGGGGTGTCGCGCACCGTCTTGTGCAGGAAGTCGAACTGCTCGTCGGACAGCTCGACCTCGCCGGACACGGGCTTGCCGTCGTCGTCGGTGATCTTGTCCTGAATCTTGGACCACATCTTCCGTTCGGCGTTGGCCATGAACTTCCCGCCCTGGCCTCCGGGGTAGGCCAACTGCACCGCCGCGATGATGACGTTGAGGGAGGTCTGCTCGCGGGTCATCGGCTTATCGCCCGCCATTGCCCGCTTGGGATATTCGATGTCGAGCCGGATGGTTCTCAAGATGATTGCCCCTCGATTTCAACGTAGATCACGGTGCCAGCAATCAGCGCGGTAATGCCGCTGTAGGCTTGCGCGAGTGTCCGGCCCACGACGGTGGTGCTGTAGTCCTTCTGTCCGTTGACGACGAAACGGTAGGCGTATGGTCCGCTGATGGTGGTGCGCCACATTTCGCCGACGTAGCTCGCCACGTCCGTCCTGCCAACGATCCTAGCCGACCGCATCGTTCCCGCCAGGGCTTGAAAGAGCGTGCCGACCTCGCTATAGGCCAGGGCGATGGTCTTGCCCGAGACGAAACTGTCGATGTCCTCCTGGTCGATGTCGTCTTTCCAGGTGTATCCGTAGTTGGTTGGAGGGCTCGCAGAGCCTACGCGAAGGATGCGGGCGACGCCGATGGCCATGTCAGAGCCCCAAGGTTCGAGACAGCTCGTAAAACGAGGTTCCGTCCGACTGAAGCACGACCACCGCCGTCTTGAGCGCGGTGCCGACCACGACGCCTAGCGATACGATTCCGGTGCTCATCGTGATGGTGCGGACCACGGCATCGTTGACGATCATCAGCGTGATGACCCTGCCCGCCTGCTGCCCGCCCGAGATGGTCACCACCTCGTTCTCTCCGGCGGTCCACTTGAACAGGTTGCCGAGGGTGGCATCGATGGCGACCGTGGCTCCCGGCGTGGGCGAGGTCGAGCCGTTCTTGCCCAGGTCCTGGGTCGATAGGATCGATCCGAGGGTGGCCATTATCCAAGAATCCCCTTGGTCTGGAGGTCGGCAATCATCGTCCCGACCACGTCCGCGATTTCGTCCAGCGTCGTCGCGTTCGCGTCATAGGCGCGGTCGGTGGTGACGTTGGTGGGAGTATATGCACTGCTGGCCGTCAGGTCTGCAAGCCTTCCGTTGGTCGTGGCCACCGGGATCTTTCCCGAGGTCAATCCTCCGGTGGCGTCGGCAAACAAGATGCGCTTCCTTGCAGGACCCGTGGTGATGGTGAAGAACAAGTCGTCGGTCGTGAACTCGAACGCCCCGGCCTCGGCACTCGTCATGCTGGTCCCGCTCGTGAACTTGAGGGGTGCCGTCGAAGCTGCGGTGGTCCCGGCAGCGGCGATGTGGATCATGGCCGTGGGGGCGGGCATGGTGGCGATGGTGTTATTCCAGAAGGTGGTGCCTTTGGACTGAATCCCGAGCCGGTCGAACACTGAGCCCGACGCCCCTGAACCACCGATAATCATGTTGCGGAGCCCGCCCACCGATGCCGCGTCTCCTATCTGGGTCTGGTATCCCTCCACGTCATCGAGCCACGAGTTGTCGGTGGTGTCGCGGTGTCGAATCTTCAGGAGGTTGAGCGCGGCGTTGTCGTTGACGGTCAGGTCCGCACCGACCAGCACCACGCGCTTGCGCTCCGTTCCGGTGGTGATGGTGAAGAACAGGTTGTCGGTAGTGAACTCGATGGCTCCGGCTTCCGCCGCCGTCATGATGGTGCCGGAGTTGAGCTTGATCGGCGCGGTCCCGGCCGCCGTGGTCCCGGCCGTGATGTGGAGATGCGCGGTAGGAACGGTCAGCCCCGAGCCGATCCCGAGGTTGCCGTTCAACCAGTTCTGCTTGTTCGTCTCCAGGTAGAGCCCCCAGCAACTGGTGGCCGCGGCGCTGCTGATGTCGAATATCCAGATTCCCTTGACGGTGGACGAGGTCCCCGTTCCGCCCACGTCGATGTGGATGCCGACCGAGTCGGTGGTGCTGGACCCAGCATTGATGTTGCCCACGATGTTTAGCATCGTGAGGTCGGTGACGAGCCCCGATCCGTTGGAAAGAATGGCTGATGCGGAGAGCGGCTTCATGGAGACGGTCACGGGGAGGGCGCTTTGGTGGAGGATCGACCCCACCGCTCCAAAGACGCTGGAATAAGAGCCGGCCGTCCCGGACGTGGTGATGGTGAAGTTGAGCGCCTTGGCAGAGCCGCCCAGCGTGGCGTCTTGATCTCCAAACGTGATCGCCGCGTCAATCGCGGTGAAGTCTCCGCCCAAGTGGCTCAGAACGGGGGCCACGCGGAGTGCTGCAACCAGGCCGACACCGCCGCTCGCCACGTCACCCGTCAGGGTCGGAGTCAGTCGCCAGAACCCGCCTGAGTTGCCAAAACCCGCAATCGCGGTCTGGGTGAAAATGGTGGAAATGGCGACTTGACCAAGGTCCACCACTGGAGGGTTGGCCGTCGTGCTCATCCCGACGTTCAGCCACGCGACCGTGCTGGTGGTGTTGAGCAGGCTTCTCCCACCCGCGTTGACCGAGAATCGGAGATTGGCGTTGAGGTCCAAGACGTTGAAGATCGCAGCCGAGCCCGTCGAGGCGCGCTGGACGATGAGCGAGACGGTCGCGGTGTCGGCTCGGATCGTCTGCGTCTTGCTGAACGTGTTGGCGAAGTTGATCCCCGCCAGCGTCATGCTCGCGTCCTGGAGGGTGTAGGTGCGGGTGGTCGCGGTGCTCAGGCCCGATAGCTGGAACTGCGCGAGCTTGGTCGGGTCGAGATTGTCGTACAGGGTGAAGATGTTGTCCGCGAGCAGAGAGGTCGCGGCCGGCGTGCCGAAGCTCCCGTCTCCCAACAGAGCCTGCGACGGATCACCCGACAGCTTGGGCATCAGCCCATGCCGCAGACGGGTGGCGTTCAGGTCGGTGTTGTCGTCCGGTGGGCCGAGGTCATCCAGCTTCGGACGAAGATCGGGAGGCGCGAGAGCCCAAGGCATGCGCTACTTGTTCTCGTAGAGCGGGTAGGCGACCATCTTGAATCCTCGAATGCCTACGGTGCGCTTGCCGGTGGTCGAGAGCCGTCCGCCCTCGGTCATGCGCCGAAGCGGCTGCCAGCGGATTCTCATGTATTGCTTGGGAAACACCGCGATCCCGTCCGGGTTCACGGCCACCGTCCCGACTCGCAGCATGGAACTCGGATAGATGCGTACGATGAACCCCGATCCCGTCTTGGCCGCCGATATAGCCTTGTTGATCGGCAGTGGCTGGGCCATCACCGATGATCCGACCGAGGTATCCGGGTTGCTGGTGGCAACCGACATGTCGAACATGACCGAATCGGCCGCGCTCAACAGCGTTTGTCCGGTCGGCCCCGTCACGGTGCAGCACAGGGAATCAGACAACAGCACCTTGAAGGTGGTCAGAGAGTCCGCGAAGGTCGAATCGGCTCCCGTCCAAGCGCTGGTGTTGGCCGACCACATGCGGAGTAGGACCTGCGTGGACCCGCGCACTGAGAACCACGGCGTCTGCTGTTCTGCCGTGTCGATGGCCGCCGATGTGTTGGAGCCGTTGTGCAGGACGATTGGGCGAAGCTCCAGATTTCCCGCCTGGGCGGGCGAGAGCGCGACGAGGACGAACAACGCCGCAGCGAGTGCGGCCTTCCACTTCGTTGCGGTCATTCGATGCCTCCTAGTAGACGGTGAGTTCTCCGGCCTGCTTCAGCCGGTACGTTACTTCATCGCGCAGCGCCTCGAACTGCTTCTGCGTCACGGGTGAGGGACGGTCGGTCGCCATGAGCTTGCGGTGGAGCTTGTTCATTGAGTTCTTGAGTTGCGCGATGTGCATGCTTTCAATCGGGATGAACTTGCCCTGGGATTCTGAGTAGTACTGGACCTCGTGGCGGGAGCCTTCCTCGGCGGACTTTGCCGCCTTCGCCACCCGCGAGGCCGCAGCGCCTCGGGCGGGCGCCTCGGTCGCGGTGCCCCGCACGGCGGCCCGCACCGCCGACCGCTCGGCCTGGCTCAGCCCCTTGCCCGACATCGCCGCCTCAACCTCGATGCTCTGCTCCAGAATGTCCTTCAAGTCGTCCACCTCCTCCGGCTTGGTGGCCGACGCCCGTGCCGCCGCACGGCGCTCCAGCGCGGGCTTGGACGCCCCGCGCATCGCCTGAGACTTCCCGCCCGCCTCGGCGCGTCCCTTTGCCCGTGCGGCGGCCACCTCATCGGGCGTCTGGGTCTTGACGCGGCTCGCGGCCGTCCCCTTGGCGGGGGCCTTCTTCTTCGGCGCCCGGACGGGCTTGGTCTTGGCGGCGGGCTTGATCTCGCCGACCACCCGGCCGCGGGCGGCGTTCATCTCTTCCTGGTTTCGAGCGAGGCGCATCGCATGTCCGCTCGCCTTGTCTGCAGCACGCTCCGCCGATGCGGGGCTGTTCTTGATTCGAGACAGTGCTGCCCCGACCGCCCCCCGCGCCTTGTCGGCCGCCCCGCCGGCCAATCCGGCCACGTCCTCGGCGATGTTCCGCACCTTGGACGCCCCCGGCAGGTGGCGAAGGACGGGGGCCGATGCCATTTCCCCGGCCATCCTCGCCCCGCCGGCCGTGAGCGCCCGCAGCGCCCCCGGCAGGGCGCGTACGCCGGCCACCCCGGCCCGAACTCCCTGGAATGCGGCCGGGATGTCCAGCGGGCTGAAAGGATCGGCCTCCAGGGGCAAATCGGGGGTGCCTGTGTAGCCTGGCGGGGTTGGGGCTGGAGCCGTGGCCGCGGGGGTGGCTACACGGGCAGCCGCCGATCCACCCGATGCCCCCTGGAGGTAGGCGTCGATCTCCGCGTCTGTGTAGCCTGCGGCCTTGGCCCCTTCGCGGTCGAATGCCATCAGTCGGGCCGGTTGAACGATGACAGCGGGGGACGAGCGCGGGAAACGGCGGTGCCGACCGCGGCGGTGGTGGACTGGGTCGGAGGCGGGGGCTCCTCGCCGTAGAACTCCTGGTAGGCCGGCCCGGACTGGAACTTGAGCCCATCCAGTACTCGATCCCGCGCCCGCCTCTTCTGCGCCACCTTGTCGGGCGTATCTCCAGCCTTCACGAAGTAGTCGCGCTCCACGTCCGCGAACTCCGTAGCCGAGATGGCCGCCCCCGACTCCTTACGAAGCAGCGCCCGAGCGAAGTCAGAAACGGCCTGCTCGTACCGCTGCCGGTCGGCCCCCTTGAGCATGTTCCATGCATTCTCACCAAAGGCCGCGCCTCCGGGGTTCTGCTGGGCCACCGCGGCGATGCGGTCCTCAAGGCTCGCGCCAGGCTTGGCGGTGGGGTCATAGACCTCCGCGACCGCCCCCCTCGCCCGGTTGTAGAACGCGAGGGATTGCTTCTGCTCCCCCGTCGACGGCTTGGTCTTGGCCGCTTCGTCCGCCCGGATGTAGGGCTGATGGCCGAGGGCTGCGGACGGCCGGACGTTGATCGGCTTGCCGTCAGGCCCCATGATGACCGCCAGCCCCGTCTCGCGCGGCGCCGTCTCGGGCTTCATCGCCGTCATCAGCGCGGATCGAGGCACCCTGCCGTCCGGCCCTGCCACGCGCGCCAGCCACGGCGCGGACTTGAGCATTTCGGGCGTCAGGGCCGGGTTGTCGCGCTCGTAGACCGTGGCCTTCTCGCGCTCCTCGCGCTGCGACTTGCTCAGGTCCCGAAGGGCGAGGCCGCGCTCCTTCCGGTATTCCTCGGTGGACTTGCGGCGCTGCTCGTCCTTCTCGGCCTTGCTCTTGTCCTGCTGGGCCTCGAACTTGGCGCGGCGCGCTGCGATCCGCGACCCCTGGCCAGCCAGCTGCCCCGTGAGCCCGGCCAGGAAGCTCTGGCCGAACCCGCGCGGTCGCGCGGTGGGCGCCTGAAGTCCCTCTAGGAATCGCCCCCAACCCGTTGTCTCGAATCCCTCGTCTGGCACGTCCTCGGGGAGATCGGGCGGAGCGATTCCAAGCATGCGATCCAGGGCCTCGTCGGGAATCCGGGAGCCGAGCAGGTCGTGGTAGGCCACGTCACTTCCTCGTCGGGATGAAGTAGTCGAGCGCCTTGCCGCCAGCAATGCCGGCCAGTTCGCCGAGGAAGTTGGGCTGATTCTGGGCCTGAATCTGTCCCTGGAGCCTCAGCTGCGCCTGCTGCTGCTCGTTGCCGCGCTCGCCCATGAACAGCTTGCGAATCCAGTCCTGATACCCGGACGCCCCGGCCATGTCGGCCTCGTTCAGGCCGGACACGAGGTCCCGGCTTGCCCCCTGATTCTCATCGAGCAACGCCTGACGCTGCTGGAACGGGTCGAGCCCGGCGAGCCGCGACAGGTTGAACGCCCGACGCCTTGAGGCTTCGGAGTTCATCATCGCCCGCTTGCGGAGGAAGTTGCGGAGGTAGTCGGGACCGAACGCCGCCTGGCCCTTGCCGATCATGCCGCGAACGTCCCGGCCGTAGGCGCCACCCTCAGCACCCTTCTGCACGATGTTCCCGAACTGCTTGCCGAATCCGCCGAACCGGCCGTAGTTGGGCGTCCCTCCGTAGGTCGTTGCTGTGGGCATCCTTACCCCCTACTCACTTGTAAGCCCGGACCTGCTTGGCCCGGAGCGTCAGCTTGCGGACTTCAGCCGCCGCACCGGCCGTCTGCCCAAACCCCACCCGGCAGGCCGCCGACTGCGCCCTGGCCGCCTGCGTGAGCATCTTCACATCGCGCACCACGTCCGTCGAGCCGGTCGTCGGCGTCAGGCTGTAGGCGTCGCTCGAATAGCTGCGGTAGAAGTTGATCGTGGTGGTCGATCCTGCCGGCGACGTGTGCTCGGCGACGATCTCCTGTCCCGAGATCTGCCGCTGGTCCTTCCCCTTCTCCCACGGGCACAGCATCGGGCTCGCCGAGATGGCCGTGCCGTTGTCGGTGTCCCCTGTCTCGAACTCGTCGATTCGTCCGTCCCCCGTGGACCCGGCGTTGGCGTCGTTCCACCCGTAGAGGTGCTCCCCGTCGTCCCGGCGCCCGGCCCCCATCGCCGTGAACGGCCTCACCAGCTCCAGGCTCCACCCCCAGGGCTGGCCGTTCTCCTTCAGCAGGGCCGGCAATCCGCTCTGGGTCGTTCCAGACGAGAAGTCGTAGACGATCTGCCGATCCGGGCGCCCGGTGGAGTTGGAGTCCCGGTAGTTGAGCCAGATGGCCGAGCGCATCACGCGCGCCGAAGCATACGCGGTCACGGTGGAGCTTGAAACGAGATAGTCCACGTCGGCCGCGGTTGCCGACACGCACTTGGGAATCTCGTAGTCGAGGTCGCCGGTCGCGGGCGCGTGCTGGAAGATGGCCTCGGAGAGCATGATTTCCCGGTCAAGGTCCGCGGCAAACAGGCCGTGCGGCGTCAGGTAGGGCACGAATCGGTTGCCCGGCACGACCGTGTTCCACGCGCAGCAGCCGCGCGAGTGGTTGATCGCCACCAGCTTGTAGTCCTCGTCGACCCCCGAGCTGGAATCGCGCGTGTTCTTGATGACGTAGATGGAGTTGGCGTAGGGCGTCACGAATCCCTGGTCGCACGAGGCCCCGCCCATCGAGATGCCGGCCCCCGCGTCGGGCGGCACGAAGCGGTTGGAGTTCTTGCCGCTGAAGCAGTTGGCGGCCGAGCGTATCGAGCCCGGCGAGGCGACCGTCATCCACACGCTCTGCTTGTCGAAGATCTGCGTGTTCAGGTAGGTCTTGGTGAAGTAGAGGAATCCGGGCAGGGCGTTGGAGATGACCCGCTGGAATCCGAGCGCCGAGGTGTCGGGGTCGGTGATCTGGGCATCGCCAAGGCTGTTGTAGAAGTAGAGCGTTTCGGTGCCGGTGGTGAGCGTCCCAGTGTAGGTGAGCGACGTGTCCGAGACGACGGCCGTGACGTAGGCCCCGGCCTCCTCCGCAGCGCCCGAGACGAGCTGCCCCACCGCGACCTTCGACAGCCCGCCCGCCGCCTTGGTGATGGTCTTGGCGGTGTTGTCCACCACGCACGATGCGATGGCCCGGTTGTGGGGCAGCAGGTTGGAGGTGGTCGCGTCGGGGTTGGCGCCGGGGCAGAGTTGCGCCCGCCACTGCTGGCCATCCACCGCGAAGGACGTGGCGTTGATCCCGTCCACCAGCTTCTGGAGCGTTCCGTAGGTGTCGGTGGCGGTGGCCGAGAGCGCGAACGTCTTGGTGTCGGTCGCCGTCTCCCCGTCGCCCTGAATCAGCGTGAGCGTTCCGACGCTCGACGTGTCGAGCTTGATCTGCATGAACGAGGCTTGCGATCCGAAGGACGTGGATGAGTTGTCGGCCAGGTTCAGGTCGTAGTCGGCAGCGCGGCCCACCGGGGCGATCACGATGGCGCACGGGTTCTCGCCCCCGTAGCTGTGGCACACGCGCATGTCGCCGCCGAAGATGTAGCGCGCCCGAGGCGGCATGATGTGGTCGTAGCGGATGAACAGCTCGCCGATGTCCAGACCGAGCGACCCGTCGTCGGCCCCGTAGTCGTCGTAGGTCGTGGTGCCGGCGGTGACTTCCGCCGTCACGCGCAGGTCGAATGGGTCGAGTTGGAGGTTGTCCTGGGTGGTGGAGTCGATCTTGGGAGTGCGGAGCAGCAGCAGCGCCTTGACGCCGTTGATGGGGACGGGAAGGTTGCTCCAGACGATCTTGTTATATCGCGCGTCCGTGCTCGCCGAATCCACCGTAAACAGGTTGAACCCAGTCGTGAGCAGGTCGTTCGGGAACCTGGGCGGTGTCGGCAGCCAAACCGACCCGTCCTCAAATCGGTAGGCGACGGAGTAGAGGAATCGGTCCTTGCCCTGCCACCCGGCCGAGATATCGGCCGCCGGAACGATGGGAACGGCCGCGTATGACACGAATCCGTCTGATGCTGCGCCGACGAAGAACGAGATGAACAGGTTGGTCCAGTCGGTGACGGATGCAATCTGGGCCGAACTCAGAGTGAATGAGAAGTCTTGGTAGGCCGTGGTGAGGACGACGGCGGTCGATGCGCGCGTCGTCGTGCCTTCCTTGAGGCTTGCCGCGAGCGTTCCGCTTGACCCCGTCGCTCGCTTGGCTCGGAAGTTCACAACCACCGAGTCGTCGGCGCCGGGGGTGAACCCAGGATTCGACAGGCTGATGGAACAGAACGCTCCCGACGCCGCCGAGGTGATGTAGTCGGAATCGCTCGCGGTCGTCTCGTCGATCTGGGCGAACAGATTGGTACCGGCGGCAGAATCCGTCCACCCGCCATCCACGCTGTCTGCGTCCGGCCGCAGCGTGACAGCGGCGCTACCCGCCACCAGCGTGCCCTTGGCGATGGTTCCGCAGTGGGTCGGGCAGAATGGGCCGGATGGAATCAGGCGGTTGGCCACCTCCGACGCCAAGGTGAAGGAGATTTCCACCGACGAGATGCGGAACGAAGAGTCGAGCGCCGCCCCCTGGACGTAGGCTTCAAAACAGAGCGTGCTGTAGCTGCTGATGAGCGCAATCTCGGCGGCGCTCAGGGTCCACGTTCCGGTCTGATACGTCCCCACCGCCGCGGCGAGGTCGTTGACTTCCTTGATGATCGTCCCGCCCGGACTGGCCAGCAGGCGCCAGTTGAAGTCCGCAACCGTTCCCGATCCGCCCGGCCCGCGGGCGTAGGTCACGCTGACGACGTGGGTGGCCGTGGGCGATACGGACCCCGGATTGGACATGTCGATGGTGAGGGTCGTGCCCTCGCTTCCGTGATCCTCGCCGATCCAGTCCGTCCCCGCCGTGTCGGCCGAGGCGTCGTCGATGTAGGAGTAGAGGTCGGTGTTGTTGCCGGCGTTGTTCTTCCAGTTCCCGTCCGTCCGGTCGGCCGAGGGCCGCGAATAGAGCGTGGACGCGGCCACGGCGCGCTCGCCATTGCCGCGCGAAGGCGTGCCGGTCACGCTCGGGTGGTATATCCACTTACCGACCTTGAGGTTGCGCCGAGATCCGGAGAGCAAGAAGCGCTGCGCGAACTCCGATGCCCCGCGCGTGATCCCCCCGTCGCCCGAGTCGTACCAGAGTGGAATGACCTTGTAGGTCTGGGCCGTGCCGACCGTGGGGTAGGTCGTGGTGCTGTATTCGGAGCCCAGCGTGTAGTTGAGGTTGTTGACTTGATCCCGCACCCAGAGGTTGGAGAACTTGCCGTCGTCCAGCACCCCCGAGGCGACCGTCTCCTTGGTCACGAGGCAGGACACGGTCGGGATGCCATCCGAGCAGAGAGAATCGGACTTGAACTCGTCCAGCCACCGGCCGCGCCCCGACCACTTGACTGGCAGCATCCCGGTCGCCGATCCGAACGTGTCGAACTTCTGCGTCTGCCCGCCGCGGCGCTTGAAGCTGCGATTGCGTGGCAGGTAGAGGAAGTTGGTCCCGGTGGTGGCGAAGTTGCGCGGCACCAGATCGGCCGACACCGACCGCACCGACCCGTCCCACGGTCCAAACTCGACGGTGTCGAGCGCGATGGCGTCGCGCGCCATCTTGGCGGCCATCTCCAGCAGGCCCGGCATCAGGCGTCCTGCTTCGAGTGGAGCATCGCTGCGATCTTCCGGTCCAGCCCGAGCCGCGTGTTTTCGCTCAGTTTGAACGCGCAGGCGGTGGCCAACTCCGACCGCCCGTTCAGCGTGGCGAGGTTGAAGGCTGCGAGGTGCCCGATGTCGCGCGACTCTAGGTCGTTCGCGTCGGGCGTGGTGATGGTCGAGTCCAGGGGCACGAACTGAGGCGTGTAGTGGATCGGGAAGTAGTAGCCCGTGGTTCCGGGCCAGTATTCCAGGATGAGCTTGTTGACATCAGTGCCGCCCGGACTCGCATGCGATACCAGCGCGAACTGCTTAGGCGTCAGGTAGGTGCCGACGCTGTTGCTCCTGAGCCACTGAATCTCCGACAGCTCGCACCGACGCAGCTCGATGGCGCTCTCGGTCGGCGAGAACGTACGCGCCGTGGCCGTGGCGTCGGTCGCTGCCTGATTGATCGTGATGGTGCTGGCGTCGGTCTTGGAGACGACATAGGTGTTGGCCGGAATCCCCGTGCCCGAGAGGTGCATCCCTGCGACCACCGAGCCGAACAGGGCCGCGGACGTGATCGTGACCGAGGTGGCGGTGGTGCAGACGATGGAGGCAGGCGCGGTCGTGGTGCCGAACAGATGCAGCACGTCGCCGATGTCGGTCAGGATGCCCTGCACGGTGCCGGTGCAGAGCTGGGCCGCGGTCCAGGCGTTGGCGGACGGGGCCTTGCGGAGCCTGCCGCCCGACAGCTCCCAGATTTGGGCGTAGGCGTCGTTGATGAAGCGCCCGGCCTGGTTGGTGGCGCCCGTGGTCACGGGCGGATCGGTGGTGACGTTCGCCTGGAGATCGTCCAGCATTAGGGCTTCGATCTCGGTGTAGGTCAGGACCGCCATCAGCTAACCCACCGTTGAGTCCTGCCCACGGACTCCTCGTTGTTGCGCCGGACTTCCTCGCGGTAGATGGCATCGGCGGCCTCTTTCAGCCACAGGGTCACGATGCCTGGATTGAGGCGCCGCAGCTTCATGTCCTCCTCGTCCATCTGGGCCACCAGAAGGGCCGAGGTATAGGCCACCAGCGACAGTGACCCGAGCCGCGAGAAACGGACGTTCGCCGCGTCCATGTCGTCGGCGTCCCGGATGTCGTCGGGCTGGAGCGAGACGAACAGGTCGCACACCTCGGCCGCCTTGGCGGGCGGGTCGCACCGCCCCTGCACGTCGTTGTCCATCTCCTCCCACAGGGAGAAGACCTCGGGCACGCTGCCGGGCGCCGACGCCCGCCCGTTCTTCCGAGCGTCCATCTCCTCTGTGGTGATCTTGACGAGGAAGATGTTGTTAGACCGAAGCCGGATGCGGATGTCTCCCGCGTACTGGGTCAGCGAGACGAATCCGGTCTGGGCCGCGGTCGGGAGGGTGAAGGTGTCGCCGGCCGCGATGGTCAGCGCCGAGGACAGGTACACCTCGGGGGCCGGCAGCGACGCCCCGAGCGCAATCGCCGCGTCGGCAATCGCGTGGTCGATCTTGACGATGCCGAAGGAGCCCTTGCGGTTGTCGTCGTCGCCGATCCTGACCTGGACCCGCGACCGGATGTTAGCCAGCGTCGGCATCGAGCCAGTGCCTTTCCAGGGCATCGAGCAGCGCCAGCTCGACCTCCCGCTCAATCTCCGGCGTTACCTTCAGGTCGCCGGCAAACTCGACGGCAACGTAGGCTCCAGGCTCAGACCAGACGAATCGCGTTGGGCCGCGTTGTTCGAAGGTGAATGGGATCACGCCACGCGCCTCCACTCTCTCGCCACGTACCGCCAAGGGTTGCCGTCCGGGTCCTGCTGCGTGCCGCGTCGAGGGACCTCTGCTTTGCCGCATATGGGCGTGCCGAGGCATGTAACCCCCAGCGGCTCCCAGTCGCCCCCGACGCAGCGCCTCCACAGCATCCCGCCAACCCCGGCCTCGACATTCCCGCGCGCACGAAAGCTATGGGTCCATCCATTCCGCCGTGCGGCTTGATCGGCAAGACCGGGGTCGACGAGACGTACTTGGCCGTCCTTGTCCTTCAGCGCCACCCGCTCCTTCGCGGCCTCCAGCTTCGCGTGGCGTTCGACATCGGCGCGCATGAACGGCCGCATGCGCTGCACCATCTCCTGCTGCGTCTTGGTCGGCTTCCCACGCACGTTGGGGCGGTAGCGGAATCCCCACTCGTAGGCGCCCCCCGGATCGGCCGGGTCCTTCGGCTTCCGCCAGTAGCCCTTGCGCCCGATGAAGTCGGACTCGGTCGGCAGCAGCTTCTGGCACCGGCCGATCTCCTTCACCTGCTCGGGGGTGACGGTGCTCACTCCGGCACCTCCCGGACCTTGCGCGGACGGCCCACCGGGCGGGCCACTGGGGCGGGGCCTGCCGCCTCGGCCTCCAGCACCTCGCCCAGGTCGATCACCGGGTCGGGGTCCACGTTGGCGGGCCTCACGCGATGCACGGGCTCCGCCGGACCCGTCTCTAGATCGGGGTTGTCGGCCTCCCGCATACGCCGCCGATCCTCGACCAGCGTGTCGTAGGACACCGCCTGCCGGTCCGCGGGCCGCGGGAACTTGGGCACGGGGCCGGTGACCGTTTTCTTCTCCCACTTGGGCGCGAGGTTCGTTCCCTCGTTGACGTTGATCGTCATAGTCCGGTGGATCGGCTCGCCGCTCAGGGGATGGTTAAGGCCCGGCTCAAGGGCGATGATCTGGATGATCTCCCCGTTCTTTCCGTCCTGTCGGTCCCGCTCGCCCGCCCTCATGCGGTCGTACATGCGGGACATGAAGAAGGCGCACGAGCAGTCGTTCTCGACCGCGCGGCCCTCGTGCGTCCGGTGGTAGTAGCCACAGTTGCGGGGTCCGTTGTCCCGAAATCCCCCGTTCTTCTTGAAGCGGAAGATGCACGAATCGTAAGACTTGCAGCCGCCCACCCCCGATGACGAGGGTGAGCAGCTGCCAACGAATGCTGGATTGATTCCCTCCTTGCGGAGTTCATCAAGCGTACCAATCGGCATGGGCTGGATGCCCATCGCCGATGAAGCTACGCCGGACCCATAGACTGACATGAAACCTCCCTCTACAGCGGGTTGGCCGTGGTGCGGATGTCGATGCCGCGGAGGTCGTGCTTCACCGCCGACCCCACGTTGTTCTGTGCGATCACGAACTGCCGCAGCGCGTCGCGGTCGCGGACGATGTTGCTCCGCATGTTCCACGCGATCACGAAGCACGACGGGATGTAGAGGCCGTTGTGCCAGCCGTTCCCGTCCTGCGTGACCACCGTGGTCATGAGCAGCATGATGCCGCCGCCCTTGGTCCAAATCCCCTTCACGTAGGGGTTCTCGGAGTCGCCGCGGATGTCGGCCTGGTTGAACTCGGGGATGTTCCCCAGGTTCGGGAACTGGGTGTGGGAGAACAGCCCGTAGACCTGGGTGTCCCCTCCCGGCTCCGCCATGCCGTTGGTGTTCCCCATCAGCTGGCCGTAGGCCCGGCGCAGGATCGTGCCGTCCACGTCGGCCGTGGAGATCACCGTGGTGAGCGTGGCGATGTTGGCCGCGGCGGAGGCCTCGGTCAGCTCGGCCAGCGCCATCTCGATGTTGCTCGCCGACTCCTTGTCGAGATTGCCGTCCGTCTGGGCCTCCATGTGCGGCCCATAGGCGACCGGCACCACGGAGTGGACGGGGGTGACCGTCACCGGCGTCCCGATGATGGTGAGGAACGTCAGATCGGCCGCTCCGCCGGCCGTGCTCTGACCCAGCACGCTGCCGGCGACGCGCGCGTGCTTACGGATGTGCAGCAGGTTGTATGGCCGGTCGCCCTCGTCAATCGTGCGGATGAACTTCATCCGCTGATAGGTGGCCGGCTCGAACTTGGCCTTTTCCCAGACCTCGGGATTCCATCCGACGGTTCCGCCGGGTGTCAGGACTGCCATATTGCAGACCTCCTTGTCTGACGCTGGCGGCTACTTAGCCCTCGATTTCGGCAGCCTCCAGGAACTTCATGGCGGCGTGGTCCTTGCCCTCGGCTCTGAGCCGATTGGCTTCCGCGAGCGCCTTCTCCAGCGTCATCGGTCGTTTCGCTTCGGTGGCGGCGATCTCTCGACCCTGGGTCTTGGGAGCGTTCAGCACGTCGGGATCACGGGGCTTGGTGAGCTTCGCCAACTCGTTCTTGAGCCGGACGATCTCGGTCCGCTGGTCGGCGACTTGAACCTCCGCGAGTGCGGCGTTGATGTCGCCCAGGCGATGGGTGTTCTTCTCGTAGTGCTTGATCGCCCGTTGGCGCAACGCCGGGTCTTGGATGTCGCGGATCGTGAAGGCGTCCCCGACCCCCTTGGCCAGCTGCTCGTTGCGCTTTTCCAGCTTCTCGATGCGCTTCGCCATGCGGATGACAACGCTCGCCACCGGGTCGCCTTGCTGGCGAAACTCGCCCGCCCGGTGCAGCTCGGACGGGTCGAAGCTATCGTCGTCGTCGTCCTCGGCACTCGTGACGGCTGGCGCGGCTGGCGACTGCGCGAGTCGTTCCCTGAGTTCCTCGGCCGTGGTGACGCCGTAGCTGGCAAACAGCGCGTTCAGCGTTTCCGCCTTGATCTTGTTTTCCAACGCCTGACGCTTCTGGTACTCGCCCTCTGACGGATCGGCTCGCTCGTCCGGGACCGTGGTTTCGCTGTTCTCCGCATTCTCAGGAGCCTCGGCGTCCTTGGGGTCCGGCGTCCGCGTCGTATCGTCAACAGTCATGGATCGCCCTCTATGCTTCGACGCCCGACACCATGTCGGGCGCGTTGAGCCCGTTCATCTCACCCATCATTCCTTCCATCCCTGGCATACCCGGCGCGGCGGGCATTCCTTCTGCGCCCATGCCTGCATCCAGTAGCCCGCCGCCCGGTGGCCCTGCCTGGGCCGCCGCCTCCAGTTCCTTCTGGAGCTTCCGCACCACGCTCCGCGGCAGTGACGTCACGTCCGCGAACACCTCCATCAGCCGGTCCGCAGGGATACCGACCTGCATCGCCATCGCCGGAATCTGCACCAGGGCGTTGAACGCATCCTGCTTCGCCTTGTCGAGTCCCGTGAACTCGGGCGTCTCCTCGACCACGAAGTCGAAGTTGGGCAGGTCCTGGCCCCACATGTTGACCAAGAGGTCGATGCCGTCAATGTTGAGGCGCGTCAGGCGCTGCGGGGTGTAGGTGGCGTGGATGTAGTCGGAGACGACGCCGTAGAACTTGGACAGCTCCTGGTTCTTGCGGCGGTTGTACTCCTCGATTCCGATGTTCTGCTGTTGCGTCAGGCGCTCGACGGTGCCGACCGCGATGTCCTTGGAGCTGTCGGGGGTGAGGCCGAAGTCGGTGATGCCGCGGTACTGGGTCAAGCGCTGCTGGATCGACTCGCGCACGGAGGCCCACGCCTGGTCGACCCCGGTGGCGTTGACCGACTCGACGCCCAGGTCTCCAAACTGCTGCTTTGAGGCGTCCCGGTACATGACGTTGAACTGGTCGTCGCGGAACTCGAATCGCTTGCCGCGGTAGTCGGTGACGCCGGCCGCCGGGAGCACCCAGTAGTTCCGGTGCTCGAACACCCGCTGGAGCGCGATGGTGTCGAGGTTGTCCGCGGCCACCTGCTGGTCCCACATGAGCGTGACGTCGCTCTTGCCCATCGGCTTCCGCGGTGCCAGGTAGGACCAGAGGAACAGCGCCGGGAAGCTGCGGGCGGTCTTGATCGGCCAGGCGCCGTCGTAGACGGCCTTGTCGTCCGGGGCGGCCGAGAACGGGGCGATGATGACCAGTCGTTTGCCGCGCGAGTAGGCGCGCACCTGCTCGTTCTCGGCAAATCGGTCGATGCGCTGGAGCATCCCGGACTGGCCTTGCATCTCGCAGTCGGGGCAGCCGTCCAGCTCCTCGGGCAGTTCCGTCTCGATCTTGCCCTGCTCCAGCAGTTCGCCCTGAGTCGGCGAGCGGTATCCGCACCCGTTGGCGCAGGAGAGGTAGCGATCCTCGGGTTCTAAGTTCAGCTCGTTGCCCGTCTCCCGGTACTTGGCGGTGCCATCGTTCTTGTACCAGCAGAACCAGAGTTCGGCCTTGCCGTCTCGCACCGTGGCCTGGGGCGCCAGCGTGTGGCCGTCGCCCATCTGGATCAGCGGCACGTCGTCCGACAGCCGCCGGCCGGACAGGTCGAAGTTGGCCCCGTCCTCCTTCACCCAGTCCGAGCCCTTGAAGCTCCGATGCACCCACTCGACGTCGCACCGGCGCTTCTCCAGGAACCATCCGCACAGCGGGTGGTGCGGGTCGTAGCCCGGCTCCCACATGCAGCGCCTGGGGTCGATGGTGCGGTAGAAGATCTCGCCGTAGGGGCCGTGGTCTGGCTCCCAGTCCATCCACAGGACGCCCATGCGCTTCTCGCGGGAGTCGAGCACGCACTCGTAGTAGCGGGTTTCAAACCCCTTCCACGGGTTCTTCAGCTCTTGGTCGACCAGTGCGACCTCAAGCTCTGCGGCGTCTGGGTCCGTGTCGTGGTCGACCGGGCGTCCCTCGACCGAGCGTGGGCGCGCGGTGGCCTGGGCGGCGAAGTTGCGGACGGTGTCTTGGATTTCCTGGCCGCGTATCTGGGTCAGGCGCCGGTCGGTGCGCTCGGGGCCGTGGTCGCGCTCGTAGCGCTCACCGGCGAGAAAGTTCTCCTCGCGGGTGATGGCTTCCCAGTAGGGCTGGAAAACGCCGACCGTGTCTTCGTAGCGCTTGCGGACGCGCGCGGCGGGGGTGAGGGTCTTGTCAGCTTCCACGGCACAGGCTGGGGCGCGGCTTGTGGCGACGCCCCAGCTCCTGTGCGTGGAGGTTCACAGTACTAGCGGTCTCTCAGCTGTCCGGGAGCGACCCAGTATCGGATGAACGCCCGGCATGCGCCCATGATGCCCGTGCCGGCCGTGGTCCGCATTCGCAGCTGGGACCATCGTCCGATGTTACCGTAGGGCGAGATGGTGCGGATCGGGAAGGCAATCGACTCGCTGCCGACGATGAGCGGCGGATTGTTCGGCGCCGCACCGGCCGAGTTGACCAGCGCGGAGTCCGCCTTGACCCACCCTCGGGCCTGAGTGACCACCGATCCGAATCCACCGACTCGACCGTCGAACGCCACGGCGATGGACGACAGGGTCGGGGTTGCGATGACCGCCGAGTCCATCTGGATGACCACCCAGGCGATGGTCGTGGTGTCGTTCTGAACCGTGGCAAACGGCCACAGGGCGCTCGACCCGGTGATCCCCGGAGCCACCACGCCGCGTGGCATGATGTTGGCGTGGTCGAGCGTGAACGAGGCGGTCGTGTCGCCGACCGTCTCGAACTCCAGGTTCCGGTAGGTGGTATCCCGGACGTAGATGGCCCCGGCGTTGTAGGGCGCTCCCTGAGACGAGATGCGCCACTTCAGCTCCTCCGTCACCCACTCCGCGTGGGCGATGCGGGGAACGACCAGGGCAACAGCGAACAACAGAGCGAGAGCGCGCTTCAAGGTAGTGACCTCCATGTGCAGGAATGCGGGCGTCCCCGCCCTTCCCTTGGCTCGCCAGCCGCCGATAGGATCAGCATGCGGTCGGATTTCGTCAAGACGTTATTTCACAGACTCGCCAGCCAGCAGATGAACCATGTCAGCAGGCCGAGCACGATCATCACCACCAGAATCCAGAACACCAGGTCAAGCCCTGCCCCGGCCTGATCGTCAAACTCCCACTCGGATTTTGGGTCCATCCGTCCTCCGTCGTTCATACGCTCGGCCTCTCGGCCACCAGCAGTCCGCTTCCTGGCTCCCCCGCGGGCTCGTTGCGGGCCATCAGCCGATCGATTAGCGTCTGCTCTCGCGTCTTGATCGGCTCCTCGTGGGCGGGGATGTCCTTGCCGAAGCGCGACACGGTGCGGCGCAGCGCCTGGCCCCAGACGATGAGACACTCGTCGTGGACCCCAGGGGCTCCCACGATCTTGCCGTTCTCGTCCAAGATGCAGTCCATCAGCGTCTGGATGATCTTACGAGATGGGCAGCGGGCGTACACAATCCCCGCGCGCCGGGCGTCCACCCACGCTTGGATGGCGCCGATGATGAGCGGCCGGGTCTTGCCGGTGTTGTGGAAGCCGATCTCGTTCGACCACTCGCCGGGCCTAAGCTCGCGGCGCTCGCGCGCGAAGTGGCCGTAGCGCGAGGCGTGGACGCCCTCCACGACGTTCACGCCCCAACGGTCGTTGACCTCGGGGTCGATGGGGGCCGAGTTGTACTGGAGCGCCATACCAGCGCCCAGAACGCCAGTCAGGTAGCCCGAAAGGTAGCCCCCGGAGCGCGCCTGCAGGTCGCCCGAGCCCATTTCGGCAACCTCGATCTCGTAGGGGTCGTGGAGGTTGTCGTCCACCCCTGAGGACGGGTCGATGGGCACGATGTAGGACTGGTCGACCCTGGCGTGATTCCACACCTCGACGGGGACGGATCGGGAGATTCGCACCCGGCCCGTGTCGGCGTCGGCCTCCTGGGTGATCTTCCAGTTCACCACCTCGGGATCGGTGCACTCCGAGAGCATCTGGGTCAGCGTGGGCAGGTGGAACGGGCACAGGCCCGACGTGTCGATGGCGTCGCCGTACCAGCGGGCCTTGGCGATGGGGTCCAGCGGGTGGTCCCAGTCCATCGCCGGGCCGAGGTAGGAGAGCAGCAAGTCCTGCTTCTCGGCCTGGGACAGGACGGAATCCGACACCTCCGACAGATTCCAGCGCACCGCGGCCCGGCGCCGGTCGATACGGGTGATCCGGTCGCGGCCGTGCGAGGACCCGATGTCCCGCCCGATATCGTCCAGCACCGGCCCCCACTGGGAGCGCACGGTTGGGGTCCAGCCCAGCAGCAGGACCAGCCGTCGCCCCGAGTGGGCGGCCTTGCGTAGCTCTCGGAGCGTCTCGATGTGGGGCGGCTCGTCGAACGCGACCACGTCAGCTCGGACACCTAACCCGCGTGTGCCGCGATTCTTACGCCCTTCCTCCGACATGAAGTGGATCACCGACCAACCGCGCTCCTCCTTGGGGTCGCCGCCCTGCGGCATGACGTGCAGCGTCTTGAGGATGGCCCCGCTGTAGCGCGCGTGGTGCGGCCAGTTGCCCAGCACCTTGAAGTAGGCCGGCTGGACCGATAGCAGCTGCTGCGGGTAGTCGAGCACCATCTGGACGCACTCGACCGGGCCGGCCCAGCGCGGGAGCTTGACACCGTCCAGGGTGTCACGTTTCTGGGCACATGCGACCACGTAGGCCGCGTCGGTCTGGGTCTTGGTGCCCTTGTTGGGGCCGATGGAGTGAAGCTCGGAGATGGGCTGGTTGCCGTCCGTCAGGAGGGCGAACGCCTCGCGGAGGCGGGGGACGGCATAGTGCCAGAAGTCGAGCGGGCGAGACTGCTGTAACGACCGCGCCTGGCGCATCTTGAGCCAGCGGTCGGCAATCGTCCGCTCGGTCACTGCGCTACGGTCACGGGCCTCCAGCGCGAATATGCTATAATCCAGCGCATGGAATGCCGCAAGTGTGGTATGGACAAGCCTGAGTCGTCATTCAAGAGACAGAGCAGGGCCTGCCGGGCCTGCCACGTTGCCGATGAGGCTGCCAGGAGGAGACGCCTTGAGTCCGCAGACCTAGATGGATTCATCGCCCACCTAAGAGAACTCGCCAGGCGCGGATATCTTAGAAACAAGGACAAGATCAGGGTCCGCAACGCCAAATACCATGAAGCGTTCCCGCAAGCGAGGCGTGCCCGCGTCATCCTTGGTGGGGCCATCCTGTCCGGCAAGATCGTAAGGCCTTTGATTTGTTCTCGGTGCAGTCAGGGAAGCCGGAAGATAGCCGCGCACCATCCCGATTACACCAAGCCGCTCGAAGTGGTGTGGCTATGCTATCGATGCCACCAGCTTGAGCATTACGCCAGGCGGGCCATCAACCGCTCGCTATCGATACCGGGCGCCATTTAAACTCCAGCCCGGTCGCGTCGTCCTTGATGCGGCAGCCGTTGATGATCCCCTGCTTGAAGGCGAAGTCCGCCAAGCGTTCGACGTCGTCCATCGAGCTCGCAATCCAGCCTGGATTGTCCTTGGGGACGCTGAGAACCTCGAACTGGAACGTCGGCACGGTCCTAGACACTCGGCCTACGCAGCGGCATGGGCAGGATTGGCGGCCGTGGGGCCTCAGGCGGCGCCTCGGGGGGTGTGAGCCCAAACTCCCCGTGCGGGTCGCCTACGGGCGAGTACGGCACGGCGTTGGCGCTCTGGCGGAAGGTCCCGTGCGAGTCCACCGAGAACACGCAGCCGCACTCCTGGCAGGCCAGGCGGTCGCCGTCGATGAAGCTCACCAGCCGCCCCTCGCGCAGCACGAATCGCCGGAGGATGAGCAGCGACGGCATCGCGCGGTCGGAGTGGCACGCCGGGCAGCGGACGACCGCGTCGGTGGGCAGCACCTTCTCGACGGGCGGCGCGGGCTTCAGCCAGTCGGTGAAGCTCACGACGTTGTGGTCGTCGTGCGGATGAAGAAATGCCGCGACGTCGGCGTGTTGGTGGTGCTGGTCGATGGGATCGGACCGTAGTCGAGATAGAACGAAGGCCGCTGGTACGCAGCGGCCTGTACCTGGTCGCTCCACGAACGGTAGTACTGGTACACGCTCATCGCGTCCTGGCCCTTAGGCTTCTCCGGATTCTCCGACTTCGGCTCCCAGAACTCGCGCGCACGCTCCGGCCCGGCCGACTCCAGGCTGTCGAGTAGGTCGATGAGCTTTGGAGTGCTCACCGGCTCACGCTGCGCTTGATCTTGCGGGCGCCCTCCCGAACGTTGTTGACGGCCGTCTTGCCCTGGTCGATCAACTCCTTGGTGCCGCGGGCAATCTCCTCGGCGATCCGCACCGGCTTGGTCGTGCGGTATGCGGGTGTGGGCTTCGTGCGAGAGCGGGCCATCACGACACCCGAATCCACCACAGCAGGTCGAGCAGCATCTTGCGCTCCTTCACGGCAGCCTCCACGGGTTGAGGGCGAGAGCGATCACGGCCACCTCGGCCGCTAGGATCGAGAACAACACCGCATCCAGGCGCTTCACTGCACGCAGTCCAGCGGATGATGCTGCACTGGCTTCCCGGTGAGATAGTTCCACGCCATGAGACCCATCGTCGCCGCAGCATAGGCCACGGCCAGCATGTAGGCCACCTTGCTGCCCCGCCGCGAGCACCAGCAGTAGTCGCAATGCACGTAGCTGAACCCCGGCAACGGATGGCGACGGTACCGCCGGTGCGCCAGCCGACACCAGAGTCTTCTCACTGAGGCCACCCGCAGAGCTGGAACGTGCCGACCTTACCGTAGAGCGTCAGATACGCGAGCGACGTCACTGCGGCCTGGTCGGTGCGGAATGCGTAGTTGTTGGCAATCGTCTGCTCCGTGGTCGATGCCCCGACCTTGACGTAGGCCGAGAAGCGGCGCGACACCACGTCCACCGCCAAGCGAACGTGGTAGACCGTGCCGGCGACGTAGCGCACCGGGCTGTCGATGTAGACCGAGCCGTTGCGGGCGTCGATGAAGCCGCTAGGAGCGAAGCGGACGATCACTGCGAGCTGGGGGTAGTCCGTGGCCACCGCGTTCGAGAGACCGACGACCCCGTTGGACATCCCGGCGGCGGGGATGAGATCGAAGTGCATGTCGAACAATCCCACTTGGCTCGGCATCGCCAGGGAACGCCAAGTGAGATTGGCCGTCCAGCAGAGCGGAGGGGGCGGTGGGGGCGGGGAGTCGGGGTTGAGGATCGGCGTGATGGGCACCGAGGCTAGGGCCGCCAGCGTGTCGATGACGATGGCCATGCTGGACCCGCAGCCGCGGTAGATGCCGTCCACCGCATGAGCCCGGACCGTGTAAGTCCCTGCCGGCACGTTCTTGGAGAACGAGAACGCGGTCCCGATGGCCTGCGTGACGGAGTCTCGGCCGGTGATCGGTGGGGTGCGGGTGGAATCGGCCCAGCTCGCGACGACTCGCAGCATCGTGCCTGCGGGGTAGGAGCTGACCGGAGTAGTGCAGGATGAGAGCGTGGCGCGTTGGGTGGGCACGGTGCCGCCGAAGGCCAGCGGCCGCGCCGGGGTCGATGCTGAAACATTTGCCGCACACAGGATTGCGACAAGGCTTGCGAGCCTTGCTCCCCCACTCACCCATGTGCGGCACACACTCGCCGTCAGCGAGATCATGGCAGCAATCGCGGCCTCTTCGCGCATCTTCCGGGCGTGGCTGAGTTCGAGCGACCCCGGCTCCTTCGGGCGGAAGCGTCCGCTCTCGCCCTTCGGGACCTTGGAGTAGGGTGCGGCCTCGCGGCGTTCGCGCGGGCTCAGGCGCGTCTCCTTCGGCGCGGTCCTCGCAGGCTTGATGTTCAGCTCTCTCGCGGCCCGGGCCAGCGTCTGGCCGGGGCGCGGCTTCACGTTGAGCTTGACCGCGGCGTCGCGGAGCGGGATGTCCTTGATCGCCTCCTTCAGCACCTTGCGCTTGGCCACTGCGGTCGCGACCGCCTTGCCGATCCCTCCCGGCAGGTCGGGCATCATCCCAATCGACCGCTTGTTCCCCTCGCGCTTGATCTCGCGCTGCAGGCGGAGATTGTGCTCGCGCTTCGACTCGCGTGCGCTCACTTCGGTCCTCCGTTGGTGATTTGCGGCGCCGGACTCCCCTGCTCGATCATTGCGGGTACCACCTCGCTCCGATTGCCCAGCGCCGCCAGGGCAGCCTGCGCCCGTTCCGGGCACTCGTGCAAGAGAAAACGCGTCGTCTCCAGCCACTCCTCTAGCAGATCGTCGACGCTCGCGGCCTCGCCGACCTTGACCGTCTGGAGCGCGCTGCGAACCTCCATGATCGAGTTGACGCCGAGCCCGGCCAACAGCGCAGCGACGTTCGCGGCCTGGATTTCTCCGTTCGCCTCGCCCATGAGCTTGAGCGTCGGACGCAGCTCCTTGGCGACCTCCAACAGGGCGGCGACGTGCTTGGCGTCGTACGCCAGATCCGCGAACTCCTCTAGGCGGTCGACGAGCTTCTCAATGCGGACGAGAACGGTGCGGGCGCGGTGTTTCCGGTACGCCTCGATGTCCTTGGCGATGCATGAGCGGTGGCGATTGATCGCATCGTGCGACG